TCGAGACCTGCCCTTGCTGGCGGCAGATGAGCACGGCTAGTGCCCGGCAGCGCTCCAAAAACTGGTGATCGCGCTGCTCAAAGATGTCGAGCTGGCGGTTGCGCATGTCGCGGCCAGCGGCAAGGTTAGGAGTCAGCATCATTGCGCTCCTTGGTCTTCATGCGTTTGACCGTCTGCTGGGCCTTGAGCTCGGCCTCGCGCTCCTCTTTGGGCAGCCAGCCGTGCTTGCGCCAGGTGCGCTCAATGTCAGTGGCCGCGGCGCTTGTGTACTCAGCGCCCTGTAACAGGGTCTTGGGTGGGGTGGTGATCTTTGCATTCATATTGGCATCCAGATCAAGAGGCCAACGCAAGCCACAAACAATGTGGCCACGGTGATTTTTTCTGACAATGTCTCATGCATAGCTTGACTCCAGGTTGAGGCGTTTCAAAAGGTTGGAGGCCTGAGTTGGCCCCCAGGTCACATTGCCACGGGGTGTGGCCACGCCGCGAGCCTCAAGGGCTGCAGCAATGTCTCTCAGGGTGCTGGCACCAGACCGGGCGATGATGTCGCGCACGATAGGGCCAACGCGGTCGGCGTACTTGTCAGCCTTGGCCATCACGGCCTTGACACCTATGGCCGATCCGATCTGCGGTGTTGGGCAGCCCAGTGTGCGGCCTTGTGCCTTGACCTGGGCCAGCGCTGCCTTGGTGCGCTCGCTGATTTTGCGCGCTTCCCACTCCGCGAACACGGCCATCATCTGCAAGAAGGTGCGATCAGCCTCGGGCATGTCAGCGCAAACAAAGGGCACGCCAGACTCAAGCAGACCAGAGATGAAGTGGACGTTACGGGCAAGGCGGTCGAGTTTTGCAATCACAAGGACTGCCTTTGTACGCTTTGCCAGGCTCAATGCGTGAGCTAGTTGCTCGCGGTCATTCTTGCGGCCAGACTCGACCTCGGTGAACTCGGCCACCATCTCGGCGGTGCCAATGTGCTTGGCCACAGCAGCACGCTGGGCATCAAGGCCAAGGCCAGATTGACCCTGGCGGTCGGTGGAGACTCGGTAGTAGGCGACGAATTTGGACATGATCAAGCCTCCACGCTGTCGAGCAATGCGTCCAGCTTCTTGTTGAGCGAATCAACCTTGCGCTGTGCTGCAGGCTTCAAGAAGGTCTGGAAGCCAGAGTGGTAGGCCTTGTCACCGCCGATGTAGTTGGCAGCGGTGTGCTCAATGAGAGCGATCTGGCGCTCGATGTCTTGAATCTGTTGGGCTAGTTGGGTCATGTTTGCAACTCCTTGCGCTTCATCTGCGCGTTGAACATGGGAGGATTATGGCACGATTTGTATATCGCTGTACAACCCCCAAAAGCCCATAATAACTAGGGACTTACCCTAATCCAGCAATAAATCATGCATTTGGGTGGGCTTGTGCAATATCTGGGTGATATACACTTGCGTGATGGACACACCCAAACTCAAACCTTTCCTCATGCGGCTGCACCCTGCCACCAGGGCGCTGCTGGACACTGCGGCTGCCGACCAGCGGCGCAGCGTGTCATCCCTCATTGACCAGTGCGTGCGTGACCAGCTCATGCCTAAGTACGGCGAGCTCCAACCCCGGCTGCAGCGGTTCCTGGGCGGGGTGCGTCAGCCATGACATTGGAAGATGCAAACAGGATCTTGGACAAGACCAAGGAAGGCCAGCGCATGCCAGAGGATGTGATCGCTGAAGCGCTTTTTATGACCGGGGACGCTGGCTGCTGGAGCGACCTCCCCTGCCCTGACGTTGAGTCATTTGTGCAGGCGCTGCGCGAGGCTGGCCAGCTATGACGGCGGTTGTCCTGGCGCTGGACTTAGGCACCACTACCGGCTGGGCTTGCCAGGCGGCTGACGGCACCATCGTGCATGGCTGGTCGAGCTTCAAGCCTGGCCGGTATGAAGGCGGCGGCATGCGCTATTTGCGCTTTAAGAAGTGGCTGGCCGAGATCTACGGCAGCGTTGGCCCAGAGATCAGCTCAATCTACTTTGAAGAGGTGCGCCGCCACGCCAGCACCGACTCTGCGCATGTCTACGGCGGCCTGCTGGCCACGCTGACGGCCTGGTGCGAGCAAAACAACATTCCCTATGAAGGGGTGCCGGTGGGCACGATCAAGAAGCACGCAACTGGCCGGGGCAACGCCGACAAGCAAGCCATGGTTGCGGCCATGCAATTACTTGGCCACCCGGTAACTGATGACAACGAAGCAGACGCGCTGGCGCTGCTGCACTGGGCACTGGAGGCCGACAAATGAAAGCACGCAAAGTCTTTATCGCCTTGATGACAGGCAAGGGATACACCGAAGCAGATCTGGCCTGGGACGGGACGAAGTTCACCAACCCTGGCATCACAACTCGCTGGAACTATTTCCTGCTGGGCTGGGAAATGCGAGGTGCAATGTGATTGACCTGCTTGTGATCTTTGGCGTGCTGGTGCTGGGTGCAGTGATCTGCTTGGCGGTGCTCTACGCCTTTGTGAAGGCCTGGGAGCACAAGTGATGCACATCAGCTACGTCAAGCTATTCAGAGATGAGGACGGGATCATCCGCGACACCCAAGAGGCCAACGGTGAGCTGCGCTTTTTACACCACCAGATCGCACTGCTCAAAGACGCGCTTGAGCGGGAGATGGAAACCGTGGACAACTTGCATGAACTGCTCAAAGGGGTGCGCCGCATTGCCCTGGAGCTTAACAACGAGATATTGAAAGGCGACTATGCCAAGAGCAAAGAGTGAGATGACCAGTGTGGCCAGGACTGTCAGCGCCAGGCTAATCCCAGCGCACCTGGCTGAATGGCACCGATTGGGCGGCATCAAATGGCTGCGCCAGCAGTTGAGCGAAAGCATGAGGGAAGAGCTCAAGCGGCAGCACCCAAGCATTGCCCAGCGGGTGATCAACGCCATCAAGCTCAAGTGAAGAATGAGTCTGTCAAACCATCAAATATTTATGCTTAAGCACCTGGCGATGGGCTGGAAGTTTAGGCTGTATAACGACAAGCCTGGCAGTTGGAACACCTACTGGTCACTGCGTCGCCGAGGGCTAGTGCTTGCCAACAACAAGGTCACAGACCTTGGACGCAAGGTGCTTGTCAAAGAGCTGCAACTGCAGGCCAAACGAGATGCAAAGTGATCAAAAAGCCATATCGGCTACCAAAGAAAACAGGCCCACTGCCCGAGCGCTGGATGAGCGAGCGTGGCCAGGCCAGGGACATATTGGCAGCCTGGGACTACAACCAGGACAAGGCCATGGTAGAGCGCATGCTAGTGGCCAGCGAGAAGATCTACGGCCAAGGCAGTGCGGAGCGCATCAGGCAGCATATGAAGGATGTATATCGTGAGCGCAATGCCTGACAAAGTGGTGCAGTTTGTGGTGCCCAAGAAGCCCAGAGTGTTTGAGAAGGATCCGCTGCCAGACCAGCGCAAGGTGTCTGTGCTGCCGTTTAAGGCAGTGTTTGACAAAGAGTTAAGCCACGGTGGCTTGCAAGTATTGGCAGCCTTATGTACATACACAAACAGGGCTGGCATCACCTGGGTCAGCCAAACCAGGCTGGCCAATGAGCTCAAGATCAGCCAGCAAGCAGTGGCCAAGCAGTTCAAGCAGCTCAGACAACTGGGCTACCTGGAGACTATTCGCAAGGGCTTCAAAGGCGAGCGGACAGACACCCTGCGGGTCATCTTTGATGAAAGTGTGGACGCTGAAACGGCGATAGCGGTCACCAGCAGCATTGAGGACACGAGGTCACCAGTAATGAAAAGGGAGCAATTGAATGAGATGGACATAGACAAAGCAGGCCAGCAAAAGGTGGCCAACCTGATATCACAAGCGCTCAAGAAACCAACCAAGAAGGAGTTCAATATGCCCAAGTCGGGACAGACCAGAACGGTCAGACAGATGCACGAACAGATCGCTAAAGCGAAGTCTAAAACTGTGGATAAGACTGTGGATAACAGTAGTCACACTAACAACCTAGAGGTTGTAAATGTAGGGGAGTTACATTCACAACCTAATCACAACCTGGAGGTTGTATATAACCCTTTAAATATAATATATAAAGAGTATATAAGGTTATTTAAGATTAGGTTATCTATAGTTCTGCACAACCAAAATGAAATTGAGTTGTTGAAATACTTTGTCGATGGCGAGATCACACCGGACATGGTTGACCTGGCGATTAGCGACCTGCTCGCAGCAGCCGGGCGCGAGGGTGTCGAGCCACCCAAACGGCTGGAATGGTGGATGCATGCCATCATCGAGCACCGATCAGATGCCCTGACAAGGCACCTAGAAGCCTCTACAAGCCCTGTAAAACCATGAGTTGGTACATGGGTAGCCACCAAGCATTCCATCGCGTTGTAGATCGTTTAAATCGATGTGTACGAAACCCAGACGAACGTTTGGATTCTGTACAAGCCACGGGAAAAGGGTGTCTCCAGCCTGGCAGCCGGTGCCAAACCATATGCGCCAGCGTGCTCGCCTGCGATCCGCGCCCGGTGACGCGCCAGGAACGCGACCCTTGCCCCCCCACCCCTCACGGTAGCGTAGGGGGACTTCCCCCAAATTTTCCCCACTTTCTGCCAGCAGCTCTTTTCTGACCTGGCATGCTTTTTAATTTCCCCAACCTGTAACTTTCTGTACACTTACCATTAGGAGCTTTTGTAAATGACCACTAACACTGACAAGCCTTTTGAAAAACGACCTGGCCAAGGGTCTGCTTTTAAGAACAAGGAAAAGAAGGAGGACTGGCACGCCGACTACAAGGGCCGACTTGTTTTGCCCGATGGGGTTGAGTACTACATTGATGTCCAGCCTGGCAAGACTGCTGCTGGTGAGTGGTGGTTCAAGTTGAAAGTTGGCAAGCCTACTGGTGTCAATGTCAACGCTGCGCCTGTTGCTGCCCCGGTGCCAATGCTGGTGAGCAATGATGACGATATACCTTTCTGATGGGTGCTGACATGAAAAACCCACCAGCATTTCCACTGCACAACCACGGGACGCAGACTCTTGGCCTGCATATCACAGGCATGACCCTGCGCGACTACTTTGCTGCTAGGGCGATGCAAGCCTACAGCTCACATGCGTTGCCTGATGAGCCCTGGGCGATGGAGACTTTAAAGTCAAGGGCCAAACTTGCTTACATACAAGCAGACGCAATGCTAAAGGCCCGTGATGGCCAGGCCTAAACAGACCAGTGTTATCCCTCCCCTGACCAACTGGGGTGGAGTGAGGTCGGTGCAGCGCCGACTGGAGCGCAGCTCTACTTTGCTGGCCAACAAGGAGGCCGTGGCTTATGCACTGCTGTCCATGGCCAACACCAAGATCACTGACATCATGTCTTGGGATGACCAGGGCAATGTAAAGGTGAAGCGCTCAAGCGATATACCCGAGCACGCCTTGAATGCGATCAAGAACGTCAGGGTGCGCACTGACAAGGATGGGTCTAACACCTTGGAGATTGAGCTCTATGACAAGGTGGGCGTGCTGCGGCTGCTGGCCAAGGCCTCTGGTTTGCTGGACAACCCTGAAAACGAGGATCGGCCATCAGTGCTTGGCATCAATGTCATGGCACCTGATGTGACTGATGTGGAGCCAGATGATGCTAGATGACCAAGACATCATTGAGATGCGCATGCTAGAGATATACATGCGTCAGCAGCGTGCCAGACTATTGGCTAACCCTGACTGTCGTGATCCTGATCATCCAGGCTGTGTGAAATGTGAGGCCGCTGATGACGGGCTGGCGCAAGAAACAAATTAAGGATCTATATGAGTCGCACCAAAGAGACATCTGGCAAAGAGGTTCCGATCACCGGGCTGAACCTAGACTTTTCCAAGTCGCCTGTGATCTACGATTTCATTCAGAGCAAGGCGTTTGTCCAAGGTGTCATGGGCCCGGTGGGGTCGGGCAAGTCTTACGGCTGCGCTGCCAAAATAATGATCAAAGCTGTCCAACAAAAGCCAAGCCCAGTTGACGGCATCAAGTATTCGCGCTGGGCGATTGTCAGGAACAGCTACCCCATGCTGAAGACCACCACCATCAAGACCTGGCTGGATCTCTTTCCCGAAAATACTTTTGGCCCCATGTTGTGGACACCGCCTATCACCCATCACATTCGCTTGCCAGCCCGTGGGGATGCTGCTGGGATTGACTGCGAGGTGATCTTCTTGGCGCTTGATCAACCCAAAGATGTCAGGAAGCTCTTGTCGCTGGAGC